CCGCCAGCAGTTTCCAGATCGATAGTCTTACTAAATTCCGGTCCCATATCTCCGGTTTGCGGATCGAAAAATATTGCACCTATTGAGATGATCGGGGCATCAGGATTTTTTCCCATGGTTTCAAGGTCGATCATTAGATGGTCACACGTCCTGCTGGTGGATGTGATTTCTTGATGACCGTTCACCTTAATTGAGTGATCTGCCGTCTCGCCAGTTTCATTATCGCTATCGTGATGCTGATTGCCGCCAGTGTTCTCCTTGTGTGGATGTTCAGCGCCTTCCATTTCCTCCGGATCATCTTCCTGAACTTCAACCTGATACTCTTCATCGAATGTTTCCTGGTATGTTGCGTCGCCCATCACCGCGCCACAATCAGGGTAGTTGCCGCCGCCGGTCTGACCGCAGGCGGTGCAGACTTTTTCCACTTCCTGTTGCGCCACTGGTTCAGGATGTTTCGTTTCTGGCTCGTTTTGTAACGCATTTGGGCTGTTTTGTTCCGCTTTCTGGCCGTTCTGTTCCGTTTCTTGCTGGTTCTGATTCACTGAATCGCGGGTTTCAATCCCCTTCACCCATTTCGGATCATTCGGGTCGCTAATCCCTGCAACAAATTCACCACGTGATACAGCAAGCAACTTATTGGCGTCAGGCTGGCTGATATTGGCTGCCTGCATAATTTTGTTTACTTCGTCAGCGGTAACTTTTACCGGCTCTGGTTGTGCGATCGTGTCAGATGCACCAGTATTTTGTTGTGAACCTGAGTACGTGCCGTTTTTACGTGCGAAGTATTCCTCTTTTGTGATTTCCGTAGCTCCCAGGGCCAGTGCTTTTTCCAGACCAGAAAGTTTGTTTGCGCGACCGTATTTTTCGCCGTCCTTATCGGTGAAAAGGAAGTAGAACGGTCCCTCACGCTCTACAGATGGTTCGTCTTCCACTTCGCATTCGGTTTTTTCGTTGTCCGGCATTGCCGTTTCCACTGCATCAGTTTCTGGTACTGGTGACGGGAGAGTACCAGCTGCGCCCTGATTTGTTCCTTCGTCATCTTCAAACACGCCCTTGGTAGTCAGGTATTCAGTGATGTATTTGTTCAGTGCTACGGGATCTTTGTGAATGTCGATCGGACGCTCACGGACAAGGCCAAAAATAGTCTGACGGTCGTAGCGAACGGCATCGGGTTGTTTGCGCATTGATGCGGAAATGCGCTTCCAGTCTTCGCGATCTTTGTCGATAACTTCATTTTTTGCCCAGCGATGGATGCTGCCGTCAATGTTTCCGGTATCAATATCGCCAGGCCAGAGAGCGTAGGCCAGTTCTTCATCCAGCGTTTTCCATGTCTGCTTGTATTCGCGACAAATGGCGGCAGTGACTGGGTTGATTTTTCCTGCTGAGTTTTCAGTGTGCTGTTGATTGACTCTGGCGCGGGCGAGATCAACAACAGACGTGTATTTTCCAGTCTCTTTGCGCTCTGCGTCCTGCCGTTTTTTCCAGTTACGTAATTCAGCCTGAATTTCTGGCCATTTGGCACCCGGATTACATTTGTGTTTAACCCATCCGATAGCGAACAGTTTGCGTTCCGGATACATAGCGTTAATTTCAGGCGTTTTCATCAGTGCTTCAACGATATGCCCGTCAAAGGTAGCAACGTCTTCCTGCAGTAATTCCTGCGCGTCAATCGCCATATCAACGGTGATGTTTTCACATGTACCGAACTTAACCAGGACCGCGTTCTGTACTTCAAGGGACAGCTTGTCAAAATTGACGTTCATCGGATCGGATTCTGGTTCGACCGGAATAAAGGAAGCGGATTCCTCATCCCAGCGGTTTTCCTGCATATATTCAGCATCCCAGGAATCGAGGGCAGGGCGGGGTATACCGGGTTTATCCTCGCAAACAAGAAATTTATAAGCGCAGTCCTGAGCAGCCGGATAATGTTCCAGGAATTGCCAGTGAAATTTTGCGCGGGCGCGACGTTCATCACCGGCTTCAATGGCAGTGGCTACAGCGACGGCACCTTCTTCCTTTATTGCCTGTTCGTCCGGAATGGCGGCGCAAATAAAGACTTTACTCATTTTGTTTTACCTCATTACAGATTTAAGGGTGAACAAATCCCTGCCATTGCTGGCATATAAAAATGAAACTGGATATTAATTACGGCGCTGTTTTTAATCCTGCCGGGATTTCGTTATTGTCCATGTGAATAACTTTATCGACCGGATAACAGTTGCCGGGAATTTTCTGTTCCGCTGCGGCAGCCATGCATTCTTTCATTGAGTTGTACATGCCGGTGATTGCATCAAGCGACTCACCAGTATTGAGATATACAGTCAGAATGAGTATGAATAATGTGTTCATCGCCACTCTCCGAAAATACCGAGTTTAAGAAGGGCAATTCTGGAGAGTATGGAATTGTCATTCAGCAGGTAGGGTTCATATTTTCTCATATTGATTGCATCCTCGGTGAAATCCCTGTTACTGAGCAGAACACCAATATTAAAGCACCCGTCAGACGTATTAACGTTTGGTAGTGACGTTTCCATTATCGCGTCCTCAACAATGAATTTTTAGCAATTGCTCCACAGTCATATTTTTAATTGCGCTCCGGTTTACAAGAGTCCATCCTTGTTTCTCCAGATAAAACCGGAAGGTATCCAGGGTGCAGACCATTGCGCCGTCAGGAACGGTTTCAGTGAATTTGATATTGCCGTGTTCGTCGAGACGGATAACCAGGGTGCGTCCGTCCCCGTGAATCATTTTGTCGGGAGACGGGGCGTTATTCTGGCGCAGTTCTTCCTCCATGCGATCGAACTCAGCGATGTAGGCTTCTTTGAAAGTTGCGGCTTTTTTACCTGTGAACCCCATCACCAGGAAAACGAAGCCGTTTTTGGTGATTTGGTACATTGGGAGTTTGCGCCCGGTTGAGTCGGTGTATTCGCTCAACACAAAATTGTGCTCAGTGAATTTTGCTGAACAGTCCAGATTGTGAATTTTATCCAACACTCGTTCGTGGCGTTTGCCAAAGAACTCGGCGATCGCAACAGACGTAGTGACAGCGCGACCATTTTCGATGGTTACGTCAGGGTGAGAAAGGGTAAGGATAGTAGCCATGATGGCAGCCTCCGCGATGAATTTGATTAACTCACCACCGAGGTTTTCCACGACCATAAGGGTGGTGAGACGTACAGGGGTGGAAATACCGGTCATCACGGAACCCGGCCAGCCTTGCGGCTGCCCTGCACGCCCCACCATAATGCGAATGTGGCTGTGCTTAACGCATAAAAAAACCGCCTGAGCGCGGTTATGCGCCGTGAATGATTTCGGGTTTCCACGCCCGGCACCCGTTTTATGAGGTGCTGGTGCACTATAATTCCACCCGTTCTGGTTTTCAATAGCTACATTCAACATTTTCTCTACCTTTCATCACCGAAGTGAACTTTGTTGATGCGGTGCCTGGTGCCTCCAGGTGACGTTAACCAGTTAACAATTAACGCCGGATACAGAGAATCCACCCATAACACTGTTTTTGGTTTTAACTGTTCCGCGTGCGCTTAGCCGCATTCACCGCATCACAAAATTCACTTTAAAAAGGGCGGCAGAGCAGTCACGGAGTAGAACTGATACCGCCAAACGTCACCAGAAAATTGATAACAGAGGGCGTTGCAGCGGGGTTGTCACTTAAGCGTATGGTCAACCTGACAACCCGGTGTCCTCAACGGGGGAAGGAATACCCCCGCCATACTTACCGCCGCGCCATTTCGCGGATTGCCACAACCGGAAGCGCACGGTCGACGAAAATTTAACGACAGGCTATCTATGAACCAGCTACCTCGCCGTGCGCTTTCGCGTTATGGTCTGACTTTTCAGGGAAATATCCTTTCAGTAAACTGTCAGTGCCGGATGCTCACCCGTGTCCGGCGCACGCACTCCACCTCACCCGTGGAGAACTCCTTAATTACCAACCTTAGCTTCGTTGGTTAGCTATTAACGCGGGTATGTAATCATTCTGGCAATGCTTAATGCCGCTGCTTTTTCCAGACTGGTGATATCCTGCTCCAGAGCGGACAGATTTTCAGCCTGCTTAGCCCTGGCTTCATTAGCCCATTTCAGATCCTGCGCTGCATTAATTTTCTGGCGCATCCACTCATAAAGTTCA